TTATACAATAGAACCATATTCTAGAACAGGAGGACTTTATCACATGAACACTTCATCAGTCAACAAAGTTATTGCTTTAGCACTTACTTCTTCAATTGCTTTCACCGGATGTATGTCTACTTCTGGAGGTTATGGAAGTAATGGCTATGGTCGAATGGAATATAGTAATGTTCAATACATTTATGGTTCTGATGAACCAGCTATGACATACGAAGAATTGTCAAAGTACAATGGCATTCGAGTTGGAGCTGATGGTTATGTAAAATCATTGGTTCAATTACCGCAAACTGCACGCGAAGACTTACCACATTTTACATATACTCCACCAGAGTATTTTAGAGATAACTATGAACGGGAACGTGGGTGGAAGAAGTGAATAAATAGTAGTATATTTTAACTACTACTATTTTTCGTTATGAAATTGCAAGACCTATTGACTGAAGTACCAGCTGCTTCTAGTAAATCAGCTTTTCAACCAAATCTTAAACCTTGGATGTATCAAACTAAGGAAGAAATAGAAAAGTGGTTAAAGGATGCTAAAATTGAAGCTCAGATTTCTAAAGAACTTGAAGTTCATCCAACTCGTAAAGACCTTATATTAGGAAATTTATTTGGTAATGGACCAAAAGAATCTTTAGTTGAATATAATGGAAAGTGGTTACTTCCTGTTCAATTCAATACTGCTCCAGGAAAATTAGAAGTCAGTCATTTGGAACTCGGTTCAATGATTGGATTACCACATGTTGTATTAGGTCCTATGGTTCTATTGAATGTAGAAATTGAAGATTTTGAAGGATGTCCTAAACATATTTCAGGAACAGATTCTTCAGGGTTTTATGATATTCAAATCGACTCAAAGAAACCTATCAAGTCTTTTGTTGGATGTCCGCCAGTACAATCTATGGATGTTAGCGATATCATTGGATTAGATGGGCTTCCTAATACTTTGACATGGTTACGAATTGGAAAGTTTTCAGACATTACCGCAATTTTGAAAAAATGTCCAAATCTTAAAACCCTTGGCATAGGTAATATTGAAATTGGTAAAGACAATATCCAACCATTAAGTGTATTCAAATCGAAAAAGATTACTAGATTTAATATCTATCCGATAGATTTATCTACAGAGATACCACCTGAATATAAACTAGCTAATACTATTATCAACAAACATTTGAAGTCAGAAGAAAGAAGTATGATTGCTTGTCAACGAGAATTGATTGAAAATGATTTAGATGAAAGCGGATGGGCTGAGTAGGTTATACTATTCTTCATAATGAATGTTAAGAACAGGTCCATAGACTTCTTGGAACGGTTGTAATTCGCCGTCAGCGTCAACTTCATCTAGTGCCATGCCATTCATATTCCCAATACGTATATTGATTTCACGAATAATTTCATCTCTAATATCCATTGGCGCCGATAAGTAGATTTGAACTAAAAAGTTGAACGACCAAACTATAATTCTTTTTTCTGTTCCAATCGGATAATTCTCTTCATTATTGATACCTGTCAATTCAACGCTAGTAATCTTAGTCCAATCAAAAGGAGCATCGCTAGTTTGAAGTTGTAGAACTGGGTCAAATAGCATTAGAATTTGTTCAATCATCTGATGCATTTGTTCAGTGTTACTAGCATAAACAGCAAGTTCCATATTTGCATTATACGGAATAGGCATGATACGTTTGTTCAAGCGTAAGTCATCAGGAAATACGCCACCAGTTGGAAGGTAAACTTTTCTATCAACTACGCCAACTCCTTTGCGACGTTCAGGAGATAAGTCCAATCCAGACAATGTCGCTGACATCATAGGAATACTGAAAGGTTTGTTTTGAGTATTACCTGACATAATTGCAGCTACAACTCTATCTCTACTTCCAACTACTATCGGAACGCGATATGTTGAAGGTTCGCCGGTCTCTCCAATGCCAGTGACAATAGTAAGTCCTGTAAAGATACCGCAAAATTGACGAATGTAGCTTCTTAGTTGTTTTGCATAAAAGTATTCTGTAATCATTATATGTCAGTATCCTGTAAAGTTCTTCTTCCAAGGCTAATAAGAGCATTACGAACCGAGGGTTTATGACTTGAATATTCTCCTCGTCTATCAGTCTCAACATACAACCAACGATTTTTGATTGCGCTAAACTTATAGAGACGAGCAGGGATGTTTGTAGAACTTTCATAGTTGAGGCGATAGTATTCACCATCAGTTGCAACCGTGATGTCTGGAAGTTTGTAACCTTCACCATAAGGTTCTCCGTTTGGTGGAAGTCCGTTCTCAACATACATATTCGTTTGCTGAGGAGCTATCTTATCTTTCCATGGTTCAGGGATACGAGTGTCTAAATCAGTAATGTCTTCACCAACTTCAGGAACTGCTGCTTGGGACTCGACTTTAGTCGTTTCGCTTGCACGTAATGAAGTCGTTTCAATTTGAGTGATAGACTCGAAGAAAGAACCATCGCTTACGCGTTGAACAGCTTCTTCTGGCATTGGAAGAATGTCTCGTACTTCAATAGAAGGAATAAGCTGAATTGCTTGGAAGCGATAAAGCATTGGTTTCCATTGAGCAGAATAACCATCAGCACTCCATCCAGTGTCAGTGACTTCAAGATACTTTTTAACAGGCATCAAGTTATGGTCATATGCAAGTTCAGGTGTCACTTCAATGACATCGCCTGTTACAACGGGTCTTCCTAACAGTTGGACCATACGAGCGAATGAACACGTAAAGACATATTGGTCAAGGATTGAAAAGCCAAACTTGCCAAGGTCGCCAATGCTATCAAACGGTTGGTATTGACATTTGAGTGTGATGGAGTTCTGTGCATAGTCTCTATCACGATTTTCAAGGAACAAAGTGTCTTGAATGTTGTTGATGTTTGTTGATTGATAGTCTATCAGTTCAAGCTTTATGACTTCCCAATAGTCAGTGATTCCTCCATTGAACATCAACGGAACTATTCGCCAAAAAGGTGAAGGCACACTAGGTCTTATTGCAATAGTTTCAACATTTGCACTATTTGGTAGATTGACAATGTCTACGCGAAGCCAATTGAGTTCAAGTTTTATCGTAAAGGTATCACCTACACTGAACGGAATGCTGCCTGGTTGAATGGTAAAGCGAACATCTTGATTAGCATAATGAACTCCAACAGTTGCATTAGGCTGAGGACCACGAATTGAGCTAAAGACTGAAAATGAAGTAGGCGTTAATGCAGTAACCAAGATGGTACATTCAGACGGATTGAAGCCAGGTTGGATATTGACCAAAAGTCCGTTGCCAGAACCAATGAATGTGTTAGACGCTTTTAGCTCGCCTGTCGCTCTATCAACACGGACTTGTAATGCTCGGTTTTGAGCAAGTGGTCCTTGTTGGATTTTAAGAGTTGTGATGTGATGCGAAAGCTTAGCAGGTGGAGCACTTGATGCTTGACCCGTAATCGCTGATTTGACTGTTCCAAAGTTGTAGCCAAGATACGCTGGAGTCGATACAACTAGTGACCCAACTTGAGCAGAATGCCACGAAGTTGAGCTAATGTCAAATGCATTAGACGCATCAGACCCTGCCCCAGCACCACTTGAAAGTGGGTAACCCTGACCAGTTAGGTCTATCAATCGGCCTTGTTCGTGAACTCCAAGTAGCTTGAAAATGTTGATTGGGGCACCTGCTATCTCAAGGCTTTCGGCAATCAGGTTCTCAGTAAACTTTTCATCAAGCTTAGTACAATCATTCTGCATCGTCCAATCGCCGAAGCAAAAGTCTGCAGGTGGAACATAAGGAGTAATTTCGGCCATGTTATGTGGTTATTCTACAATGTTTTAGATGATAGAGCTATTTATCACAACTTCTATAAATAAAATAGCATCGACTCGATACACATTACGGATTTTAGTGTAAAATGGATAGAGTAGGTGTAATCAAACTGAGGAGACGAGAGCGCGAGTTTAAAGTGCTCACGGAAGTCAAACTTTCTCGTAAGGCAACAATGCTAAACGGACTTTACAACATTGTTGCTTTACTACATCATCTACTATTTACATCAGGCGAAAACTTGTTATAATAGACACATATTCTGTTGAAACATTTACAAAATTGCTTCAACGGAAATAATCAAGTTTTTTATTGTAAAACATTCTTACAAAGTTCCACAAAAATAAATGTTTACATCGACAAAAAACTAGATTATAATAAATCTAACAAATGTTGTAAAAACTGATTTTAAAGCGATTGAAAAAATTTATACAGTCTGCAAAAAATTAGTTTATAATATATCTACTAAATGTTTTTATAACCACATAAGTTCGAGGAGTAAAGATGAGATGAGACGAGTGGTAAGAAATTCGTTGTTAGTAACTGCTGCTTTATCTGCATTAGTATTAACTACTGATGTAATGGCATCAAAGCATGATAAAAATCGTCATGATAAAAATCATCATGATAACAATCGTCATGATGAACATAATGAACAAATTTTCAAACAACCATTTGCAGGTAATACTCAAATCCAAACAAACAATGGCAATAACAATGGTGGCAATTTGCAAACCGGTGGAAATGGTGGTGGTAATAACGGTGTAGGTAATGGAAATGGTGGCCCAATTGTTCCGTCAGTTCCGGTGCCAGGTGCAGTATGGTTATTTGGTTCTGCATTAGTTGGGTTTGTAACAATTTCAAGGAATCGCAAGTCTAAGTAAGGGATTCAAAAGGAAATGTAGGAAAAATAGTCGCAATGATTATTTTAGTGAGGCATATTTTTGATATGCACGATATGGATACAGTTGGATATGTATGTGAATACCTATTCCCAACAATGCACGATGAGTTGAACTGAGGAGAAAATAGTTTCTATGCGATGAGAATACTAAACTATTTTAGTAATTCTGAGGAGAATAATATAACACTATTTATGTTGTCTTATCTCTTGAAATCGGTTGAGAAATGAAATCAAATTTCATGGATGTGGAGTAATTGAGAGAAGGATAATATGAATAGTTTTTCTACTTAAAATTATCAAAGGAAAACTTCAATATGAAAACTTCAATCAAAATGTTAACTGCTGTAATCGCTACTTTGGCTGCTGGCGCTGTGTTTGCAGAAGGTTATGGTCACTATGGTCACGGTGTGACTTCAACTGACACTTCTTCATTCTCAGGTGTTTCTGTTTCTTCCGGTAGTGAAATCGCTGTTGTAGGTAACGGTGCAGCTTATTCAAACCAAATCGTAGGTGCAGGCGCTCAAAACACTGCAACTGCAGTTGCTGAAGCTGGTCACGGTTCTGTTGGAACTTTGGCTGCTACTTCAGGTTCAACCGGTGTATTGGCTGCTAGCCAATCAGATGCAATTGGACATGCTTATGTAGATGCTGGAACTAGTGCTGTTGCTGTTCAAGGTGGTTCTGCTGAAGCTAATGCTGCTAATCGTTATCATCACCCTTCTTTGAGTGCTGAAAGCGAAGCTGCTGTAGGTTCTGTAAGCGGTGCTGGTACAAACGAAAATGGTTTTGGTATAGCTGGTCAAGAAACCTCTGCTGGCAACATTGCTTGGGGTACTCGTGACGGACGTGGTGACACTGTAAGTACTTCTGCTGCTACTTTAGGTGGTACTTCTAACGAAGCGTTTAGCTTAGGTCAAGCTGGTTCATTAGGTTTCGCTGTAGAAGAAGGTGAAGTATTCTCAATCGTTCGTTAATACGAACTTTTGATTATACTAACTGCTTAGCGGTGTAAATTGAATAGTGGGTGAGTATGTTTTTTATACTCACCCACTGTTTATTCAAATAATCTTTTTTAAAGGAAATGACATGAAAAAAATAATCGCAATTATCGCTTTGTTGTGTATTTCTGCAACTAGCTTTGCGGATGTGAACTCAGGTTCTGAAGCAAGATCGAATCAAACTCAAAGTGCCGGTGTTGCAGTTGGTGGTGAAGGTCGTGGTGCAGGTTTAGGTAATGATAACAGCGTAAACAATGTTGCTGCTTCTGATATGTCAAAAGCTGTTGGCTTTGCTGCTGCTCCTGCTTTGACAACTACTTTGACTGAAACCTGTATGGGTTCAACTTCAGTTGGTGGTGGTTTTTCTGGTGGTTCTTTCAGCTTTGGTACAACCTGGAGAGATTCAGCTTGCGTACGTCGTTTAGATGCTCGTGAGATTAAAACTTTCGGCGATGTTCAAGCTGCTAAAGAAATTATGTGTGACAGCGATTTAGTTCGTGAAGCATTTAAACGTGTTGGCCGTCCTTGTGCTGAAGACGGTGGTATCTATACTGTAGCGGCTCCTGCTCCTGCTCCAGCACCTGTTGCTGAAGTTGTAAAAGAAGTGCCTGCTCCTGCTACTGATGCAGTTGTTCGTGATGACCAAGATGAAGTTGCAAAACGTACTCAAGAAATCTTGAATCAACTTGAACAAGCTCAAGCTTCACGCACTTACTAAGAATAAGACTTACCGGTAAGTTTTAAATCTTAGACACAATACAAACTGCTGGTGTTGGATTTCGGTCTGATAACCGGCAGTTTTTGTTTATACCTACAGAGGTTATGAATCAAATGTTTAAACATTCATCGTTGTTGTTAGTAATAGGTATTAGCATATTCTTAAGTACAGGTTGTATGACTATACAAGAATACGATGCTGAAAAATTAGAATATGATCAAATCAATAAAGTCAAAAACGCTCAGAAGAAAAAAGAAGACCCGTTTGTATCTGAAAAAACTGCAGACTATGTAAAGGTAAAAGAAGAAGATGATGTAGTTATTGAAGCTGTTCGTTCAGCACCAATTGAACATCGTGGTGTTAAACTCGATGTATGGGTTATCAATGGAAATAATAAATCTTCTACTCCAAAATGTGTTACTATAGATTGGAGATTACAAGATTTTACATTTGAAACTTCTCTTCCATATGAGTTCTTAATTGACAAAAATGCATTTATCAAAATCGGTAAAATGACTCAAACTATTTGGGCTTTTGACGATGTTGCAATTGCAATACCCCCATCGGGTTATATCAATGAAATGAGAGTTCGTGATGCAGATTATGAAAAAACTACTAATCGTTTAACCTGTGATACTCTTGAAGAAGATATCCAAACTCCAGAAGAAAAAGATACATTAGAACTATGAAATCAGTATTTGCCTTTTTGATAACGATTAGCTTTTCGCAGTTAGTAACAGCCTCTACTGACAAAGATCCTGTTATTATCGCGGATAAAAAACAAGCAACGATATCAGTATTTTATCCTGAAACTGGTCAAAAAATTACTCAACCAGCTTTATTTGGTAAAGTGAAATCTGATAAGCTAGATATGAATGTATATGATTATCCGTCTAAAACGAACTATGTCACTCCATCAGGTTCGTTCAAAACATCTAAAACTTTTTCATGGCGATTAGGTGAAGATATGCTAGTTTTTATCAAAGGTCAGAATGCAGTTGCAGCTATTCATCCACTTTGGAAGGGGAATCCTGACCAAAAAAGAATTGAAAGATTGAAAAGTCCGCAAATAGATGATAACCGTATTACCGGTGGATGTATCAATGTTGATTCTGATTTCTTCTATCAAAAATTGAATACTTTGCCTGAAGGAACACTGCTAATCGTATTACCTGAATAAACTTATAACCACATTTCTCACAAAGGAGAACTTAATTATGAAATACTTACTAACCCTTTTACTTATCAGTGCTAACGTTTGTTTTGCACAACCTGTAGTTGTTACCCCTAAAACGGCTGCAGCCGCAACTGTAGTAAATGAATCAACCATGACAAACAATCCTGACCGTCGTCGTGTTGCCGGAAGTGCTATGATTCTAAAAACTGATGGTGTTATCGACGATGCAACTATTCCAAAAATTGAAACACCTGAATCTGATGTACCGTCTAATGTTATCAATCCTCCATTACCTGAATTAGAATTCCCAAAATTAGAGCTTTCAATTATCGACTAAAATGAGTTCGTTATCGATGGATAAGTTTAGAGAATTGTTTTTAGGTCAATTTGAGCCTGACTATTCTCAATCATACTTTGGAGACAGTGAACCGAATGTCAGTAAGATGACATTTTCCTCAGGGATGAGGATTTCTGTCAAAACAATGTATGATAATTATGTGGGTACCGCTTTTAATAATTGGCAATATAATGTTCCATCAAGAGTTCAACAAAAACAACTTATAACATTTGAAAAAGTTCGTGGTAATATTGATTCCTGTATTCCAGATAGTCAGAAGAACGAGTTTTATCGATTACTTTCTTCCGTGGATGGCGATGTGATTGTTGAAGGAAATCTAACTTCTTTTGAAGGCATTCCAAAGAAAATCAATGGAAGATTAGATTTATCAAGATGTCAATCATTACATTCTTTATCTGGCATTGATAAGTACTTTGGTAAAGATGGCTTTATTGCTGAACGATTACCTTTACCAAGTACTCTTGGATATGCAATTCTTGGAGTACTAAAAATACCAAAACTAATAGGAATTAGTTTCAATGATGAATTTGGTGTATCTGAAGTTGGCACTCCTAATGAACGAGTAAATGCTTTACGAACTCTGTCAGATATTGTCAATAGTCATATGAAATCAAAAGATGTAATTACGTGTCAACGTGAACTTATTGAAAACGATTTTGACGAGTATGCTACTTTTTAGCCTAATAAGAAAGCAACATTTCCGCCACCTACGTTGTTGCCAACTTCAAAATCGTTCATCTGTCTCATAAGTTCTGTATACATGGTTTCTGACTTCTGGAGTAACATGTCACCATTTAATGTCAATCCACCACCTGCTCCAGGTAACGTACCAAACTTAGAACGGTTCATCCCTAACATCTCCCAGCATTTCGCTAATGCCCAGTCGCGTATCCAATTCTTAGCCCATCTATCTGTCAATAACTCTTGCTCAGAACGTTCCATAAAGCATTCTAATACTACTTTCTCATCTTTATAGATTTTGCGAAGTATATTAAATTCTCGCTTAGCTTCATTCCATTCAAATGGCCAATCTGCTGCAAAGATTTTACCATACTCTTCTGCAAGTTGTTGAGCTAAGTGAATTGAAAGAATATCAATCTGACTTCCATAGAAAAACTGATTGTAAAAGATTTGCGAATAGATACCATTATCTCCACCCAATACATTCAAACCGATAGTGCTAACACGATGAGCTTTATAGATGTCAACTATTCTATCAGTTCCAACTGTCGGGTCATTCATGTAATAAGCATTTTGTCCAGCTGTAACAGTAAAGAAAATATGTCTTCTTTCATATGCATTATCAGCACGTCTTCTAAACTCAGATAGTGAAATGTCGATAGCAGTCTCAAAATTTTCTTCCTTCAATTCGACACATACTGAAGGCCAACCAAGTTGTGCTTTCAATACATTGACCAATCGAACTCGTTCGTCTAACGAACCTGTCGTGCCGATTGGAACCTTATCATATGAAGGGGTTCCCACTTGGTCAACGTTAGCTTGTATCCATTGAACCGCATTCCATACATATAAGATATGTGTGTTTAAGTTATAGAAGAACTCACCAGCAATTGGAGAGGTTGGAAAAGCATGACCTGTTTTGACTGTACCTGCACTTGCAGGTATCCATGCAGCACCGTTCCACATTGATACAGAATTTGACACAGGGTTATAGAAGACCTGTCCAACTGTTGGATTGAGTGGAGGTGTTGTTGATTGAGGAATTGAACCAGTATATCCATCAACATTATGTTCAGCTCGTGACCCATCTAGTGCATATGATTTTGAACCAAATGGATAGTACTGAATGACATTAGTACATATATGAATAGATGCGTAATAGACTTCGTTAGGGTCAGCATTAGTAATAGTAACCGATTGAGTAGTAAGAGGGTCTTGAAATATCCAATAATTTGCAGATACTACTTGAGCGCCACCTATTGTATCAGCTGCAACTAATAAGTCAGTTGAACTCGTGTAACGAACACCATCGACAGGTTGTTGAGCAACTTCTAATGGAGAGGTCGAAAGAAGAACGACTTGACCTTTATAAGCAATGGTTGATGTTGGAATTGTCCAAGACAATTGAACTGTCGTTGGAGTAGGGCGAGTTAAGGTAAGAGTGACTGCTCGCCCTTCAGCCCAAAGTTCAGCAGTTGAAAATTCGTTATTGTCATTGATTGTTGTCATATGAGTAATATGTCCACGATAAAGTTATTGGATGATACGTATAAACTATTTATCAAT